CTTTTAAGTTGCCCGTGTGTTCCTCGGACGACATGATTCTGGTCACCATCAACCGCGCTCTGGCGGCTGGCGTGTTCGTTTCCGAATCGAACAATGCCGCGGAGCTCACCGCGTTGAAGAAGGATTATGCCATTGAGGTGCGCCGAGATTTGTTCACGTCGTGTGTTACTTATCTCATTGGTCGTGAGAAAGGCGCGGACATCACTGGGGAAAGCATTCGCTATATCAACCAGCACAACTACGTGGACTTAGTCGATGGCATACGTATCGTCCGTCAACAGTCGCTGTCCTACGCCGACGGGTTGTGTGTCGCTATCGTGTGTGCACTCGTGGCCTACGAGCTGAGGTACAGGCTTACCAACGAAATGATACCCACAGTGCAGCGTTCTGTTAGCGTTGCAAAGTTGCGCAACTACGCTCCTCTGGGTGCGCTTGGCCGCTTGGCTTGGTTGATCGGTACGTACGTTAGCGACGCGGTCAACAACGTGGTCTCAAGGTCTGTCCGAGGCGCGCTCAACGCTTTAAACAGCAGGGAGTTTATCCCAGGTGTGTGCTACGATGTGTACCTGGATAGACATTATCGACCCAACGCCGAGTGGGTGGATTCTTGGAACATGGAGGTGGAAGTGCCGGATGTCCCCACCATGGACGTGGAGATGGACCCCTTTGCCAATTTTATGGGTGATGCCGAGAGAGCATATGCACCAAATGTGGTGAAGAGGAAGAACCCGTTGTCTCACGAGATTCGAGCAAAACGAGTCAAGTACCAGCACAACAAGGTGCCGCAACCGGCCTACGCCCTTCAGGAGGTGTATGACGAGTTATTCCCGGGAAACTCCACCGCGCAAATACAGAACGTCGCCGAGAGGCGTCGTGTTAATGACATAAATGTGAACACGGAGTTTCATGGGAAGATCGAAATCAACAAGGACGTGGCTGCACCCGAGTTGTTGCACGATGACGCCCCTATACGTACATCAGCACTTCCCATGTCGAGGACCCCTTTGGTCGACGCTATTTTGGCCTCCGCGAAACGCAACTGGAATCCCCCTGACATGCAAATGCAGAACAATGTGTGGGAGTATGCCAGGAAACTCACCAACGAGTTCATCGATTGGGCTTTCGTGCCTGGTTTCAGGGACACCATTGGTAGGGCCTATAAGGAGAATCCGGTGTCTTTCAACGTGACCGATTATGTGTCTTGGCGTGCAGGGAAAGACCAGAACTACAGGAAGGTGCTGGATGGTGAGTGCCCCAACGACTTGGTGGAGTTAGAGTTGGAGCGTTACGACACTATCATCAAGAAGAGAGTCAAACCGAAGCTTAGCACAGCGGCCCAGTTGGAGATCGGGCAGGGTCAGGTCATTGTCAGTTTGTCCAAGAAGGACACCGCCTTGTTCACCAGCGTGTTCAGAGTTGTGTTCGAACGCTTCGACGGGGCGCTGAGACCGGAATTGTGCAGTGCTGGTCGTCTCTCCGATGAGGCGATCTCGGATTGGCTCACTGAGCACAACAGTGTGCTGAAGGGGCTCACGGCCATAGAGATGGACTCCGGGAAGTACGACAAATCCCAGAATATGTTGGCCCGGATGATAGAGTCATACATGTTTGTTGAGTTGGGCCTCGACCCTGGGGTCATGGAGATATTCGAGGACTCCTACGTGGGTAGAGTCTCCAGCAAGGTGTTGGGACTTATGTTCATGTCGGCGTACCAGATGAAGTCGGGCGCCCCCCATACCATGTTGGGGAACCTGATTTACAACTTTGTTTCGGCAGGGGAGTCCGTGGGTCGGGAGAACATCAGATACATGATCGCCAAAGGGGACGATAATGTGATGTGGATAAACCCGGGTGTGGACCTCATGATGGCAGTCAACAAGATGTCCAACCTGTTCAATCTCGAAGCGAAGCTGATAGCCGATATGGTCTTGTACTTTAGCTCCGGTTACATCCTGCTGTTCGAGGAGTTCGCGGAGTTCGTGCCTGACATCGCCAAGATAATCGAACTTTTGGGCGAGCGCGGCCAGGACCCGCGCACCAAGAGGGAGAGGTTCACCTCCTTCCGGGACAGGGTTTCCGCTTACGCCAAGGATCAAGCCATTCCTCCGGCGCTGCAGGAGGCTGTTCGCAGTAGGACAGGTCGGCCCGAGGTCGACATAGTCTTGGCTGTCGACGCGGTGTTGTCGATAGCAGAGTCATACGCGACTTATGATAGCGTTATACCATCTTAGTACTCATTTAATTATTTCATTGTATTGGTCGCCCCAGTGTTTGCCACGGGTTCCGGTCACCGGATTTGAGCG